TTTCTGCTTATACCTGTCTTTTTAGCGAGTCCACTTAGTGTATTGCCTTCGTAATAATATAACTTAAAAACATCCCTATCATACCAATAGAAAGAATCAAGTGCTTTATCAATTTCTTCTAATTTAATCCATTGTTTATATTCTTTTGGATTAGGTATATTATATAAATTCTTTTCATTATGAGTTTCAGTTAGTTCATAAGTAACATTACTTGAATAACTATCTATATGAGTATAATATTTTTTATACTTATAAAAGTATGGACTTCTTGGGCTTGTGAAACTTCTTCTTAATACTACTGCACCATAACTTATTATACCTTTTTTACCATCTTTTTCATATATAGATTTTAAAGTTTCAGTATTCATTTGCATAAAATACAACATAAGTTCCTGAACTATTTCTTCAATTTCATTTATATCTTGACTAAATGTATAGGACATTTCAATAAATGTTTCCCTACAATCTGCTATTGCCTGATATATTTTATTCATTTTGATAATCTATATCCCTTAATTCTCTTACTAATAAATCTAAGTTATTATCTAAAAGTAATTTATATGCCCTAATTGATTCTAAATTTCTTTTTGTCTGAATACCTGCAAAAAATCCATTTACCATTACAGATGTATTTATAGGTATTATCATTAACCAATCATTCCAATTACCATCATTAACATCTTTTCCATAAGAGTTATGATATTCAATAATTAATTCTAATACTTCTTTAAAATTTTGATATTTTGTTGGAGATGATATTTCTTTTACAAATGATAACATTAGCTTTAAATAATCATTGACAATTATTTGATGAGTTATGTTAGCAAATATTGGTTTCTCCACAAACCAAATATAAAAAAAATATTAATTTAGATTTTTTTCTTTTTTTAAGTTTTTAACAACATCTTTGTAATAACTTATCTTTTCTTCATATTCACTTCTAGTAATTTTATAAGATTGCCTAGCTTTAATTTGTAATTCTTCAGCAGTACCTATTCCATATTCATTATCTAAAAGCATACCAAATTTAAACTGTTCTCCTTGTCCGAAAAGATTATCTGCTGCTGATTGTGGTTTAACATTTTGTTCATCCCAACGAGTTGACAGATGACGTCTACTCATAAAATGACCTGCGTGAATCTGTTTGTAATGATATAACCTACCTGAAGTATAACACTCTACCATACCATTATCATCACAATCTTTTATTCTTATATATAAACTAAACCACTTGTCTAATTCTTTTTTTAGTTTACTTATAGATTTTTTTATCCCCATATTATTAATTGTTCATCTTCAGGAATAGGTCTATAATATTGATACCTAGCTATACTTGTTGTTCTACCAAATCTTGTTTTCATATCTATAAGATTAGTTTCAATAGGATAACCTTCAGCTTTTAAATCAAATATAATACCTGATAAACGAGTTGCACCATATTCTTTTATAGCTTCCCAACTTGTTATATTACCATAATTTTTTAAATGCCAAAGTATTGCATCTTTTTGAGTTTTAATTTGTTCTCTTGTAATTTTTATTGTTTTCATTTTAATAGTTTTAATGGTTCCTGATAAAAAGGAACTTGATTAGGGTTTTTGTTTAGTGTATGTACTTGATAATAAGCATCATTCACTTTTTTCTTATGTTCAATAATCCATCTAAAAAATGTCTTTATATTTAAAAAAGGTTCAAATTCACAATACCTAACCCCTATATGAAATGCATCTTGTATTTGGTTAAATGTCATTCGCCTAAACCTATTTTCTGTTTGTAAGTCTTGTGCAAATATTTGAGATAATGAAGCCATTGTTTTTGCATCTGCTCTATGTCCTAACTCTACTGATGTCTTAGCCACTAAGTCCAAGACTTTTGCAGTTAATTCTTTATTGTTTTCTTCTTGTAATGTTTTCATTTTTTTAATTGATATTTAGTCATATCATTTTTTATAATAGTTTTTTCTTTATAAATATAATCATTATTTGGTTTAACAAATTTTCCTTTAATTTCTATTTTACCACTATAAGCAAAATAGTTATCAAATTCTATTATATTTTTTCTAGTAATTCCTTTGCTTTTTTCCATTCATCTATTTGTTTATCTAATTTTGATGTACCTATATTTTTTGGTTTATCCCATTTAGCAGAATTTTTTGCCCAACGTAAAAGTCGCAACTTAATTTCAAATGTAGCTTGTTTTTGAAATCTCATTTTCCTTTTACCTTCTGTCCAATAATTTATAAAATCTTGTTTCATTTCTTTTGGATAATCAAAAAGCATAACTGAATTAATAAATTTTTCTTTTATATATATATTATTACTTGTAGTATTAATACTTGTAGTATTATCCTTTAACTTTTCTTCAATACCCCCCTTTAACTTTTCTTCAATACCCTCTTTAACAATACTTATATACCTCTTATCAATTTCTTTACTATTTGGTTTATAAGTATAATTTATAGATATATAACCAAAACTAACTAATTGACTAATCCATTTAGAAATACTTGTTTTAGATTTACCATATATTTCAGAAAAATAAGAATTTGTAGCAAAACATTGTCCATTCATATTACATAAGGCAGTTATTTCTGAATAAAGTAATTTAGCATTAGGTGTTAAATATTTATTATATCTAACTTCTGCAGTTAATACAGCATAGTAACTTGGTTTTTCTTTCATATTGTTTTTATTTCTATTGTATAATTATAATCTTTTAAATGTTGCTTTAATATAATAATATTTTCTGAACAGTTTAAATAATTTGTTTTAATTCTATAATTATACTTTCCACTTTTAACTTTTATATAAACTTGTGGCTTTATTAATGTTATTTTAATATCAGACTTTAATATAAACATTTTTAATTCTTCAGAATTTTCAAATACTTTTCTTGAATTTTCTAAAGTATTATATTGATTATAAACTAAATTAAATATTTCTCTATATTTAGGAAATGATGCGTAATTATGTTTATGAAATTTAATATAATGTAATACAGATGTTCTATCTTTATCTATTACATTTGCAATAACCGTAGGGTGTATATCCTTAAAATTTCCTATTACTGCTGCTACCATTCTAGGAACTAATATATCTTGTTTTCTAGTTTTAATGGATAAATCCCCTAAATGCAACCCTACTAAATTTGTAGTAAGGTCGCATATACTTTCAAATTTTTCTCTTTCTGTCATAATTAAAATGGTAAATCTTCTTCAGGTTTTACTGTATTTCCATTAGCTAAAGCACAAGTCCAACCATCTATATTATGATACCATTTACCATTATATTCTCTAGATGATAAATTAATACTACAACTTAAATTATCCCCAATGTTTATACTGCTTAATTTATTTACATTATCTCCAAAATAACTAATTACAATTTCTTTATTATATTCAGTATTTTGTTCTATTAAAATGGATTGTTTTTTCCATTCTTTACCTGCTTTAGATACTCCTGTTTCTAAATCAAATATTTTTACTAATTTTCCTTCTATTCTCATTTTATTTATTATTTTAATTATTGTTTAAATTCTTCACTTTCATCTTCTCCAAATACTCCAAGTTCATAAAAACCTGTAAGTTTCAATACTGCCCTAGACATTGCTCTTTTTTCAGCCATTTCCATAACGTACCAAGTATTACAGTTACCATTCTTATAATCCCCTTTTAAAGCACTACCAAATGTTTCTATTAGAGTATCTTTTTTATTTGCAATAGCTTTAACAACTGCAAAATCTTTTTCACATTTTATAACTTGAAAGTCCATAGTTATTTCTTCTTGGGCTTGTATTTTTTCAATACCACTTCTTGTTATTATTATGTAATGTTGATGTTTAAATACATCACTAGGTTCTAAATTGTACTTGTTGTACTTTTCTTTAATAAGTTCTGTTTTCATTTTTGTTTTATATATTTAATTGTTTGTTTTTTTATGTATTGTACCTGCTCTTTATCTATCCATTCAAGAAAGTTAAAAGCATCAAATACTATTGTAAAATCTTCTCCATTTTCATCCTTACCTGCTAAATACAATTCGTTGTCTTGACAAGCAAATGTATTTAATTCGTGTAATCTTTTTAGTATCATAATTAAAATTGTTGTATTATAAATGAACCATCACCAAATGCCCAATACATTGTTGCATCCATTATTGATTGTTCATCAGGATAATCTTCTTTATCATAATCATTCCAAAATTCTTCCATATCTTCATATTCTGAATATTCACAACATAAAGCAATACCATCAAATTCTATTTCTTCACCTGTATTATCTTCATAATTAAGTAACATATCAAATAATGCTATTAAACCATCATTAGTAAAATTATTAGGTCTATATTGTATAAACCAATTTTTAAATTCATTGAAACATATTGTAGTTTTCATATTATTAATAGTTGTTTATCGTTAGCTTCATATTCCTTTAACATTTTTTCTGTTAAGTTATATGAATAAGTTCCTGTTATATTATCTATTGTATCATCTGCACACATCTGTCTTTCTGTTCCTACCATAACTACACAATTCCATCCTAGTTTTACATCTGCAAACTGTTTTCTAGTTACCGAATCAGTTCTTACTGCTGCAACATTTCCTTTAAAATAATGTAGTTTAGCTTTGACAATTCTATTATCATAAGTCAATAATCTTTCTTGCCTTTCTTTTTCTTGTTGTTTTCTCATCTCAACTAATTCTTCATCAGTTGGTGGAATAGGTTTATTTATATCCATTGCATTAATATTTTAGTCATACATACTACAAAAGCTACTGCTAAAATGCTAGTAGCTAATGTTTTTAAAAATTTATATGTTGAATTAGGCATTACAGAAACTGCATAATCTCTAATGTGTTGATGTTTAAAAAACTCTACAACTTCTTTTGCATTAAGTATATACTCGTTTCTAGTTTCTCTATTAATTACTTTATAGTTTGTTTTCATTGTTTTTGTATTTAAGTTATTATTTTTCTAAGGTATCTTTATGTTTTCGCATAAGTTTATGCCAATTTTTGTTTTCAGATAATCTCATACTTTTATTTTCATCATCAAAGTAATTTCTTATCATTATATTAAAAGCACCTAAATTTTCTATTTTAGCTAAAAATTTATATAATTCTAATTTTTCTTTATTCATTGTTTTTGTTTTTTAATTATAGTACAAATATACAATAAATATTTTAATTAACTATTATATTAACATAATAATTAAAAAAGTTATTAACAATTATAATTTAAGAAATACTTAACTAATTGATTATAAAGGCATTAAGAGGTTTAATGGAGTTTGTCCATTATTAAGAATAACTGCACAACCAACTGCTGGTCGCTTCCCATACTTAGCATAAGCCATAGCATAGGACTTGTGATTTATACCACATCCTACTTGAGTTCCAAAAACTCTAAAATTCTTACCGACATAGTGTTCCGTATAGCATTGTGTATGAAGATGGCCTTGAACTGTGTTCATCATATCTGCTCTACACTTTGTCCTAGCAGTTCCACCTTCTCCGTGTATATACTGAACATCATCTTTTTCATATCTTTCTACAAAATTCCAATTAGGAACTTCTAATACTTCTTTATAAGATTTAATCCACTTACTAGGTATAGCACTTGTCTGTGCTTTCCTCATTATGATTCTATCGTGGTTTCCGATAATTACTGTGGCTTTAGGAAAAGCTTTGTACCACCTAGAAATTCTCTTAATAGCTAATTCTAGCTCATCTAAGCCACCCATACCGTCTGCTGAGGTCTCGTGGTAGCTGCTGTAGTGATTGTCTATCACGTCTCCTATAAACACTATCTCCGTGCAATTATAGGTATGGTATTGTTCTAAACACCAATCAAGATAAGAGTCCAAACAAAAAGGTTCGTGCAAATCTCCAATTACTAAAACATTACTTATTTCTTGCTCTCGCAGTTTTTGAAGGACTTTTATCTCGTGTGGTTTTAATCTGTATCTATTACTTCTTTCCACTATCAGCTAATCCCTGTGCGCCTGTTAAACCTACTAAAGCCCAAAACATTTCGCTAACGTGTACTTCATCTACATCTAAACTTCTTGCTATAAAAGGAACAATAATAGCTGCTATAGTATACCATACTTTTTTAGACTTTAACATTGTTAAAATTAAATAGTTTTTCATTTTTATTGTTTTAAATTAATTAATATGTCCATAAGACATTTTCATCCTTACTTCTATCCATATCAACGTGAACAAATCTCTTTTCAAAAGAGATGCCCATTCTATTGAATCCAACTTCCAACAAAGCATTTATGATTAAAAATCTTTTCCGAGAACTTTTAGGTAAATAAATATCTGCTGCATATCCTTTACAATGGCTTGAACCAACTCTCCCTCCCACTTTTAGATTATGTTCTTTTGTTCTATATCCTGATGTAATTTTAAAAGGAACACCTGCTATTGACCTTGCTTTATCTAATAAATGAATAAACACTTTATCCATTTTTTCTCCACTACCTATTTTATCAGGACTATCAAATTCAGATATATCAAAATATTCCAAAATTTATATATTAAATACTGCAAAGATTTTTACCCCTTTAATATTGTTAATCAAAACTTTAGTAGTTTTCTTTGCTTCTTCTACCTTTTGATAACGAGGGTTTGTGCTATTTAGCTTTCTTTTTTTCATTGTGCTTCTTCTTTTGACTATACCATTTATCCACAGTATATGCTATTGAAATCACTAACAATATAATCTTTAATGCTAGTTCTAAATTACTAAATGTTGTTACGCTTAGTACTGTTCCGTTTACTGCTGCAACTTCTAGTGTGTCCTGTACTGTTTTTTGTATCGGCATTTGTCAAATATGATTTTAATTTTGTTTTATTTACTTCTTTTACTTTATAATGTTTTTTCATTAATTATATGTAGTGTCTAAAAAATCTCTAATTGTAATTTTGGTATCTTGTTTGTCTGGTCTTTCTAGGTTCATTCCTTGATAATATGAATTTGAATCAGGACTAACATTGGCACCACTGTTGGTAGAATATTCAGGAAATAAACTATTGTTGTTACACAAATAGTCAACAAGTCTTTCTGCATAGAATTGTGCAGTGTTACTGATTTCTGAACGTAAATCTTGTGCTTCTGCTCTTGATAATGGTGTTGAATTTTCAGATGTCTTTGAAACAACATTGTTATTTTGCACCTTATATCTTAAAAAAGGCAATACTTCATAGAAAGCATAATGAACTAACATATCAGCTACATAATCATCTAATAGTGTCTTGTAGTTTGCATTAGCAGGATTCCCAATAGTACCACCACTAATCATTCCTTGTATAGCTACAAAAAGGTTAGTTCCTAATTTTGTTTCTACATATTTTTTTTGTGCGATTTTCACATAAGGAAGTAAGAAATCAACATCTACGTTCATATTTATCGCAGTAGAGTTCTTCAGTTTGTCCTCGCTTATGAATAGTACATATCCAGCCATATTATCTAGGTTTTAAATATCCGTGATTCTTCATTCTCTTTGGTGCTTTTGCTACTAAATTATCATTCTTTTTTGCAGTAAACCCTTCTGACCTAGCTTTAGTATATCCTATCATTTTATCATCTTGTATTTTATCAGGATAATAAACGTAATTCTCATCTGTCTTTGGTGCTTTATACACTTGTCTCAGCCAAAAATGTTCGCATTCGGGTCCTCCTTTGTAAAGCCAAATTGAGTATGTTGCTGCACCCCTTTTACCAAAACCTGGGTTAACAGGTATTGTACTCATCTTTAAAATATCTTCTTTACGGTATATCTTTTTTGCACTTTCCATTTTTCTGCAAAATTCTCTTTGAGTTCCTGATTTATTTACTAAGAAATTATCGTGTGCATATACATATCTTACTTTATAAAAAGCAGTTTTAGATTTATTTAATCCATCTTGACTACTTCTAGCATTAGGGTTTGCTCTACCTGTTGAAGTTAGTTCTGTATTACAGATATTATTTAATTCAGCTTCATAATCAAAATCTTGGTGTTCTCCATCAACTACTTCTTCAGATATTAATTCCCAATCTTCAGGTATATCTTCCATAGTATCTAAGAAAGAATCTAATTCTGTTCTTTCAGCCATTTTTGTAAACTCATCTTCTTCAACTATTTCTTCTTTCTCTAAAGGTTCTAATCCAAGTTCCTCTCTAATTTCATCTTGTGTCATTACCGATTTCATATCTTCAATAGTAAACTTAGATGTAATTGGTTTAGTCTGTACAAAAGATATAGGTAAATCCATATTATTTATCTTAAATATCTTTACCAAAACTTTAATGATATGTGTTTGGAATGGTTTAACTACAGTATTAAGATAGAAGTCAGCAGCATTTGTTAATTCATCTGCATTATTCCCAAGCCCTGTGTCAGACTTTATACCCATTAGCATAGGAGATGTTACCCTGTGTCCTGTTAAGATATTTTGGACAAGCAGTTCTTGGAGAGCCAAATACTGTTTATCGGCATTACTAACTGATATAGGAAATATTTCAGGTGTTCTAGTTTTATCGTCAGAAAACGTAAGTACAAATTTCCCACTGTTACTAGCTGAAGTGAATTTGTCTGTTAAGCTACGTTCAATTTGTAACCTTTCTTCTTGTGTCGGTACTCCATTTGAAAAATTGACCATATATGAACCACTAAAACCATTGCTTATATTGTTAAGATGAAATTCAGCTACTCTTTGGTCAACTAAAGCCCAATTATTTGCTGCAATATAATCAGGAGTATGATAGATGTCCATATTAGGACTATATAAACCTGTATATAATAATTGACTAGGACTTGTTCTGTCTTTTAAATCAAAAGCTGCAATCTTTGTAGGTCTATTTTGCCTAGTGTTAGACCAATCTGCTGATACATAATAACAATCAACAACACCCATAGCATTTGGTTTTCCTGCTCGTACCCTCTCTACAGGAACGTGATAGATTTCTACGATTTCTGTCTTAGCTTTATTCCAAATAAGATGTAAGGCAAAAGCCCCCTGTAGCTTAAAGTCAAATGAAATCTTTTTAATTACTTCGTGTAGTGTTTCTTTTCCGTTTGCGTGAAAGAAAAAGTTTTTTAATTTAACTAACCTGTCTAAATTGTTTTTTTGTTCTTCTTCTTCATCATCAATAACAATATTATCCCCTGCAATCATTTCAGCAGTAGCATTAATAATAGCTGCGTGTGTACTAGAATTGTAGTAAAGGTCAATTAAGAAGTTTGGATATAAATTTCTCCATTCTTCTGTTCCATATTCAATATAATTCTTACCTCTTACTTCTTCAATAATTGGGCTAGTTGCACTTGATAAGTCTACACTTAGTATATTTTCCATAATTTATTTTATTCTTGTTCAGGTGTCCAATCAGAACCCCTTACTATTGCTAATATTTCCTCGTGAGTATATTGGTCTAATCCTTCTAAAAAAGAGGGAGTTTCGCCCATAAATTTAGCAATAAATAATGTTTCATCTAATGACTTTCTTACAGTTGCAGGACTATCCTCTACTATTTGTGAGAAATCACATACAGGGTTGCCTTCTGCATCTACTTCTGTCAATAAACTTGTATTTGGTGTTGTATATATCATAATTTTAATTTTTTAAGGTGTATCTTCTACAATGTCCGAAGCACTCATATTTGTCATCGTTCCGTAGTTGTTTTCTGTAAATAAATCTATTGTTACAGGTAATCCTGTTGTCTTAGCATACGTTTCTGCTTGTGTTTGAAATTCTACTTGTGAGCCATAGATGTAAACTCCACTTGAACCATCTCCTTGATAAGGATTAGAGTAAGGGTCGCCTGATGTATATGAATCAGACAACAATTCAATACCTAATATATATGAGCCACCTGATGTTATTTGATAATTAATTCTATACCAATCATTAGAAATCAATTCTATACTTGCAGAAACACCATTTGTTTCAATTACAGTTCCATTAGATAAATTAAATGACGCATAATTTCCTGTAATAGAATTTTCTCTAAATGCAATTTTACTTCTACCATTTGCTTTAACAAATAGACTTGCCGAGTAAACAGTATCAGGAGTTGAAAACCCTGTTGAATTTATAAAATGCCTTGAATTAGCTGAATCCTCAACTAATTTATAAGCATTAGCAGTACCATCAGGAGAAACAAAACCACTCGTTACACTTGCACCACTCTTTGTCCAATAAGAATTACTAAAATCTTCACTATAATTAACTAAGTTAGTAGTAGATGATTTTCTTACTGCTGCTATACCATCTGACTTTAGGTAAGTTGTTGGTTGTGATTGTTGTTCTACTTGAGAACCCCATATATAGAAAGCCCTGTTATCAGAATCTTGATTAGCATAGTATGGATATGTGTCAGTTGCTAAAGGCATAATTACTAAAACTGCTGCAATACTTGAAGGGAAAGTTGCATTTATAGATATTCTATAAAAATCTCCTGATTTTGTAAAAGATGCTGTTCCTGCTGTAGTTCCTGTAAAAATTGGTGTTTTAAAAGTTTCTGTATTAAAATCAAAATTTGTTCTTATTCTTTCTGAACTTGAACCAAAACTTATACCTAAATATCGTCCACTATTATTTTTTACATAAAAAGTAGCATTAAAAGTTCCTGCACTCACAGATAATCCTGTTTGTAATTGTAAACTTGGTAAAGCAGTTGAATATGTTGTTTCTTGAATTAAAAAAGTATTAGATTGTGAAATTGGAGAAACTACAGAACTTTCAGTTGCAGTTAAATAATTTTTTGTCCAATAAGTTGGACTAAAATCTTCTGAATACTCTATAAGATTAGTAGTAGGTATATGTGCAAGATTAGGACTTGTTTGGTCTTGTATGATAGGATAACCATCTAATATACCATCTCCCATTCTATAGTAGTTTCTAATCTTTGTTAGTGGATATTGGTTAGTGATATTACCCTCTACCATATTGGTCATAGTTGCAGGATTGCCTTGTACTTGTTTTACTGATACGTTGTCTACATAAAATTCAGTATTTATACCACCATATCTAGAAAAGTTAATGCTTGTATTTACTTTAACAGGAACTGTGTATAGTGTGTATGTTCCACTTGTAGTGTATTGTGTACTAACAGTTCCACTACTTGCATCTAAGTAAAATACATTTGCAGTACCTTTAACAACATTTAAGGTAAAAGTTAACTTTAATATAACATTTGAATTATTAGATAGTATTTGAGCTAATGGATTATGTGTTGTGGTTTCAGGAAAATATGCACCTTGACTTGTCCATTGCCAATGATTATTAGCATTAGTCCAACCACTTAAATCTGTAGCAAAATCTCCATTAGTAACAAGTTCAGAACCTAGTGTAGGATTAGTTTGGTCATAGATAACAGGGTACTCATCATTAGTACCATCTCCCATCTTCCAATATCCTTGTAATCCTGTGTTTACTTCTTCTACTGTTACGTTGTCTATAGAACCTGCAAAACCATCTGCTGACCTAAAAACTAATCTTGTATCAGAACCTGCAACATAATTAAAAGTATGTGTTCCTACTTCATTTACTGCATCAGCAGAACCATTAAATGGTTGTCTTATATAAACACTTCCTTGTGTTCTTTCAGTAATTTCAAAAGTAAATTTATAGGTATTGCCATTTACAAAACCACAATCTTGTTCTGCATTTGCAGATGCTGACATACTACCATTTCCAACTAATTTACCATTTGCTATACTCCAACCTGTAGCTAAAGTCCAATCACTATCAGTATCAAAAGTACCATTTGTTACTAAATCAGCATAAGGACTACCATTCTCAATATCACTTGATGTTTGGTTTGTCATTATTGCAGGATTGCCATTTACTTGTTTTACTGATATATTGTCTAAAACTAAAGAACCTGAAGTATTACTTGTTGTAAGATATAAGTCTAACACAGTATTAGTACCTGAAGAAGAAACATTAATATATACAGTATTTGTTCCTATGCTTGTGCTTAAATTAGTAGGCACAGGTGCAATAGAAGAGCCAGACAGACCACCAACTCTAAACAGACCACCTGTAGTGTCATTAGAAATTACTGTATATTCTAACTTTAAAACCTTACTATCTTGTGTGCCTATATTTTGAGTTGCACTAATGTTAGCACTATTTGCAGTTAAAGTTAAATTACCACCTGAAATTACTGCATTTGCTGATAAAGTCCAATCACTATCTGTTGCAAAATCGCCATTTGTAACTTGCTCACTACCTAAAGTAGCATTTGTTTGGTCTGCTATTAATGGATAAGTATCTAGTGTACCACTACCCATTCTCCAATAACCTACTAAGTTAGATGAAGATTCATAAGCTGCTTGATCTGTCGTTAAGTCAATAGGTAATCCGTGATTGTATAAAGAAGATACTTCATCAGAAGTTAGTGTAGAATTAAATAATCCTACTTGACTTATATTACCTTCTAATTCTTCTGTTTGGTTATATCTTGAACCTATTTTTAAATCTACATCAATATCTAAAGTCATTCCTGTAACAACTATATGATGCCAATTTGCATCTGTAGGCATAGTTGTTTTTGCTACACCATCTACATATCTAGTTCCTGAACTTACTGTAAAAACACTTGAATTAACTACAATATAACCTGTACCACCTACACTATCTCCTCTTGCATCTATTAAATACATAGGGTTACCTGTGTTATCTCTTTTAAACCACATTGAAATTGAACCTGTAAAACTACCATAATTATTAGTAACTTTTAAATAATCATCAGTACCATCAAAATCAACTTGCTTAGTATTAAATACTGTAGGGTTACCTGACTGATAGTTGTTTCTATTTACAAGTAGATTAGTAGGCATACCCTGATTGTATAGTGATGCTACTTCTAATGCAGTAAGACATCTGTTGTATATACCTGCTTCTGTTGTTTGTCCATCAAAATTATTACTACCATAAGTATTTTCTCCAAAACTTAAAAAACCTGAATCATCATTATTTATAGTTTCGGTAAAAGCAGTTGCTGTATTATCTAAAACACCATCTATATAAAAACTTTGTCTATTTGCAGATAAGCTATTGTCAAAAGTACCTACTAAATGTACCCATCTATCAGTTGGCATAGCACCTGCTGATGTAACTATACTTGTTGAATCTGATGTATTTGCTATTAAAAATGATATTTTTTGGTCTGTACTACTGTCTAATTGTATTCTATATTTTCTTTGTGAATTACCTGATGTACTTGAATAATCTAAAACCTTTGCATAATTACTTTTAGTATCAAACTTTACCCAACAACAAACTGTTAAAGCTGCCATACCTCTTAAATTAGAACTATCTTCAACTTTTAAAAAGTCATCTGTACCATCAAACTCCATACTCTTAGTAGAAGTGATTAGTGGATTAGCTGACTGATAAGCACCTGCATTAAGATTTAGATTTATTGGTTTACCTGAGTTATATATTTTAGTAATCTCTGCTTGTGTGAGTTCTCTATCGTAAACTGCAAACTCATCTATCTTGCCTTCAAAACTATTACCACCTGATTGTCTTTCTGAACCTATAGTCAAACTTTCTGTGTATGCATCTAAACTTCCTGTTGTTCTTACTGTATTAACTGTTTGTAAAACACCATCTACATATAACTTACAATTATTTAAATTGTTAGGGTCTAAATAAACTACCCAATGATGCCACTCTCCATCATCTTGTGCAGAAGTATCATTCCAATAAACAAAATAATCTGTGCCTAAATATAATAAAGGTCTATCTGCATCATAATTAAAATGAAAAGCACCTTGCCTATATTCTCCATGCCCAAATACACCCACATTAGAACTTGTTGTACTTGCTTTACACCAAAAAGAATAAGTAGTAGGTTGTGCAACTGTATCTGCACCATCAGTAACTATCCTATCATCTACTCCATCAAAGTCAACAGAATGTTCGTTTACAAACCTATAGATAGGTCTTGTATTAAGAGATAGCTTGTTCGCTAATGCTAACATATTTTATTCTTTATATCCGATAGCTAATCCACTTGTAAGTGTTATAGCCGTAATGTTCATAAAAAGAGTTGTACCTGCTGGGATAGTAGTAACTAAGTTACTCTCTCCTGTACAATCTGCTACAGTTAATGAAGATATTACACTTTCTAGTACAAACTGTACTGCATAAAAATCTTTCCCTGTTTGTGCAGTTGTAGTAAATACTTCTACAGTACCTTTCCCTAACTGCTCTCTTAATAGTTCATTATTGTTTTCTATTGTCATAATTTTAATTTATTTAACTAACGTATATATAATTTGTTTGTGTAGGTTTAACATATTGTTCATACTGCACTTCTTCTTGCCCTGTCGCTTCTGTTATGTAAAGTTTTCCTATCTCTACCCTTCCCTGTACTACTCCTTTATCATTTGCAGCAGGACTAAGTACATCTGTTTCATTTATTGGTGCATACCCTGTTGATAAACTAGGTGTTCCTGAAGCTATCCAACTTACTTCATATATTTCATACTCCCAATAGCCATTCGGCATAAAATCAATAGCACCTGTAAATACATCTTCTGTCGTATTTGGTGTCATATTAACTTTTGTGTATCTGTTGTTTACTACTTGGCTTTGACCATAAGCATAAACTACATCTCTATCCATTTGATTAGTAAATTTGAATAAAAATCTAATCTGTGAACTCGGTACTGATTTGTCTATTCTTTTTTCTTCTGTTGTAGTGTAAAAAGTATAAGGCTGTCCGTATTGTCCGTGTATCATACTATATAATAGAAAAAGGTCAGTTTTGTTTGGAAAAAAAAAGAACTACCTAAGTAGTTCCTTTTAATTTATATGTAAAATCTGATTAAGAAGTTACAATAGTTCCCATAGTGAATGCAGTATTATCAAATGGTACTGTCGTATAGTCAGCAACAGTTTGCATTGGTGCAAATTCTTGTCCTTCAAATGTCCAATCGTAACCATTCATATCTGCAAAAGCAGCACCTGAAGCATTAGTACCTGTATTAAGGTCTAATCCATTAGTTGCACCTAGACATAATATTACATTATGGTCATTAGATAATGTTTGATTTAATTGAACAAAACAAACAAGTCTATTTTGTGCTAAAAGTTTTAATTCGTTTTGGTCTTCTTTACTAAGTCCTGTTAACTTTACGTTTAAAGATGGTGCATATACTACTGTACCATTTTCTGTAGAACCTGTGATAGTTTCTGTTACTGAAGCATTACCTCTCCTAATTGAATATCTAAATAAAGTATTACTGCCCATTTCTATATCAGTTACTTCAGATGCTACTGTAGTAATTGTAGAAATCTCATCAAATTGACCAAAATAAATATACTTAACACCACCTATAAGATTCCTACACGGAATCCCCCTACCTTTAGTTAAATCACAAGCCATTTATTTTTTGTTTTAAAAGTTAAGGAAAGAGGGCAAAACCCTCTCTCCGTTTATTTAGTTATTATGATTGATGTACTACTTCAGCACCAATTCCTACCTGAACTCCTCCAGAGAACTTAGCAACGAATCTTATGTTCTCACTTCCATCAAGTGGGCTCATATCAAGCATTTTCACTTGAGTAGTGTCTGAAACTAGGTCAGTTCCAAAGAATAAGTTAGAAGTTTGTGCAGCTACCATTTGATTATCAGGCATACCATAAACAACTGCTAATCTAATTCCTTCAAACATAGCTTCGTAGTCATTATTCATATTATACATATTCACATATCCTAAAGTAGAGATAGCTGAAATATATAATCTGTAAGTTTTCCAATTCATATATATTCTTAAATCTTCTTTTCCATATACTGTAGATGGAATAGCAGCAGCAATCTTTTGTAATTCAGATATGATTGAAGTTGCAGTATAAGCACCTGCAGCAGCATTTGCTACAACATTACCATTAACTGCAAAAGCACCTGTAGTAGCCGTTAAAAACCCTTCAAATTCTCCATTAGTTGCAGCAGCACCACTCCATACAGAACCTTCAACTGCATCAGCAATATGTTGTGTGAAATAAGAGATAACGTAATCCTCAAATTTAGGTGCATTGTTATTCATAGCACCTGCCTTCATTTGGTCAGCTTCCCAAGAACTCAAAAGCGTGTCCTTACACGTTTGCATATTAATTTGTAGGTTCTTTGGTTCTAAAACTGATTCCGTAAGAGCAAGTGTTCCGTGGTCTGTAAAGTTACAATCAGCATTTCTTACTAAAGATGAACCTGCAACTTTTTGTAGGTTTTCTTTATATTTTATGTTTTGTAAAACAGTTAAGTGGTCTAAAGAAGTTGCTTCTTTAAGTGCAGCGCTGATATAAAATCCTGCCGCCTTCCCTGCATAGTTACTAGTTACTGTAAAAGCCATTTTTTATTTTATTTTAAATTAATTATTAGTTAAATTGTATAAGATTCTCTCTCTCTTTGTCATTTTTCTTAAATCAGGAGTAAAATCTTTTTTGTTTGTGCTAAATTTATTTGTATCTACAGGTTTATCAGCAGGTTGGTTTGATAATTCAGTAACCTTTGATTTTAATTCGTCTATTTTAGCTTGATATTCAAATTCTATTTCTTCTGTAGTTTTTACTTTTTTCGGAGTTGGTTCTTCTGAAGCTTCATCTTTCATTTCAACATCTGATTCTTCAACCTCATCATTACCCACCTTATCCTTTTTTAAATCAGCTACTGCATCTTCAAGGTTCTTAATACGTTTTTCCATACCTTTCCAATCAGCTACATCAGCTTCATCATCTTCATAATCTTCTTCTTCTTTTTTATCTTCCATTTCTTCTTCAACAGGTTCTCCTTCTGTTTCCTTTTCTACTTCATCTTCGTATAATTCAGCAACTACACCTTCTTTTTCCACAGAAAATCCTTGACCATCTTCGGTCTTATATTCTCCAACAGGCAAAAGCATTGTTGAACCATCTTCAGTTAAAACAGATATATCCACACCTGCTTCTAAATTTTTAGAAGTAGATACAATTATTGTACCATCTTCTAATTTCGCTTGATATTCTAAAGCAACCTCATCTTGCTTATCAAGACCAAGTGCTACTAATATTTGTTTTTTTAAATCCATAGTAAGTTCTTTTTTTTATATAATAGAATTATTTATTGTTTGTTTGATTTTTGATGTCTTGTATGATTTCATTTAAAGCTGTAAGAATTTCTTCATCAGTTGGTTTTACTGTTTCAGACATTTTTTCCATCTTGTCAATGAAGTAACCTTCAATGCTCAACCCTTTAAGTTCGCCATCCTTGATTTTATTCCACATTTCATCATTTTCTATTTTCATCTTAACAAACCAAGTTCCATTTGGTAAATCATAGCCATATAGCTTAGATTTGTCCATATCGCCTTCTTTTATCCAAGATTCAATAGTTAATACACCTGATACTCTTTCTTCGTGTTGATATGTAGCTTTATGATGATTATTATGTTTCAAATATAATTCAGCAGCTTGTCTAACAGTATCTTTTGAAAAATATACATAGTAATCAGAATCAGTATTTGGGTCGTGTCTAAATATTTGTTTATTTGGAATTAATGCAGGACTAACCAACATTCTTTTTTCCTCATCAATCTTAGCAAAGGTTAAATTATTTTTTTCTTTACCAAAATATACAAAATCTTGCTCTATCGCAGGACTTGTAACTAAGCTAATAGCATCAATAGTTAGTTCTTCACTTTCATCACTAATTATTAATTCAACTATCTTAGTGCTTTTTAAACTTTCATAGTGTTTAGGGTTAGCTTTTTCACAAGCTTCTTTAGAATCGTATTTACACTCTCCTCTTTCTCCCCATTTCCATTTTTTTCCACATTTTTTACACGGCATAATATATAATAGATTTTTTTAATTAATATTTGATTTTTAAATTGTTGCTCTCCTTCTAATATAAGCAAGTTTGTTTTGATTATCTGTTAATTCATCTGTAACTACATAAGCTTGAATAGGTTGTTGTTCAGGAGTACCACCTAATTCAAACTTTCCACTTAACATTTGAGGTGCAGGAGTTGATGCAGTTCCACTAGGTACTGCAGGGGTGGTTCCTGTTTCTCCCCCTAAAACTCCTTGTGCAGATTTTAATGCACCTAGTACTGAAGCAACTTGACTAGCATAAAAAATAGGAAAAGCATAAGCAGCAGCAGGTCCTGTAGCAGCAGCAGCTTTTTGTGCAATATTTAATCCCTGCATAAAACCAACAGCAGTATTAATTGCTATTTCTGTTAAAGCCAAAGCTTTTGCAGCATTGGAGCCTTCTTCCATTAAATTTCCTAATTGACCAATAGATTGACCAACTTTACTTGCATAAGTTAATCTTGCTATTGTTAAAGCTTCTAATTGTGCAAGAACTTTTTTCTCCCAATCTTCTGCTTGTTTTATTTGTGCTTTATATAAATCTTCTAGTGCCTTTTTCTCATCCTCAATCTGCTTTAATTTTTCATCTGCTCTTCGTTTTTCTTCAGCAGCTATTTCTCTTTCCAAAGAATTAACTTCAGTAACCACTCTCCTTCTCATTTTAATAGAAGCAGTTTCTTTTTCTATTAAATCAACTTTTAATTGTGCAAGTTTTTCTTCATCTTCAACAAGATTTTCAGATAATGCCATC